CATTTAACTAAAAACAGTCGAAGAAAATTAATAGAGCACCTAGATATAAAACCCGATAATGTTTATGTAATTGTAATGACAACTCCTTTTGAGACTTGTTTCAAAAGAAATAGTCAAAGACAAGGTATTATAAGAGTACCTGATACACAAATGTATAGAATGAAAAATGGATACCAAAAACCTGATATAAGATTTGAAGATTATATAAATAAAATTATTTATGTAAAAGGTGAATGATATGTATGTATCCATTATTGGCGGCGATGCCTCTAATCCGCAACATCTACAATTAGTTGATGAAACTTTAGAAAAATTAATTGAAAATAGTGAAGTTTATTTATTTACTATGTTTTCTGCGGGAATTAAGGGTAGTGTACACACGGAGGCGCCGCTCGCGCAACAATATTCCGCTTTACGAGGTGTTCCTTGTATCCGCAAAGAATATACCTCTTTAGATAAATTAATACAAGGTATATGTAAAGAAGTTGATTATTTAATAATATTAAATGATAAAACACAAATAATAAAAAGAATATTTATGAGTTATAAACAAACTGGAAAACATGGGAGTATGATAGAATTATGACAACTAGAGAGTTTATAAAACAACACTTAAAACCTAATCCAAATAATTATCTAATTATAGATAAATGGAATTATAAATATGTTTATCTTCCAAACCGTTTTAAATTATTTAAAGAAATAGAAGAAGAAATAGATAAAGAAATCTTTAACTTATTCGTAAACGAAGAAATTAATAAAAGATTTGTCACAATTAAGGAGATAGGATTATGAAAGAAATAATAGAAGCGTATAGACAATTTCCAATATGGTTTAAAAGAACTCAGTGGCATAATATTTATTATGTTCAACAAGATGATTTTACACAATTTCCTCCTTTTGAAGATGAATCTTTTTTATTTAAAGTTAAAGTATTTGATACTTCAATAGTCGTAAAGTTAACTTTTCAAAGATTTCTTAATATATATAAAAAGAATAATGGAGATATTTCTATTGTATATGATACTTTAGCACATAAAATTAAAAATGAATTTTATGTTGAATTATATAAAATGTTTGAAAACTTTGTAGGAGATATAAGTAATGAATAAGATATGGCTTTGTTCAGATCTTCATTTCTGTCATAATCAGCCTTTCATTTATGAACCACGAGGCTTTTCTTCCGTGCATGAAATGAACGAACAAATAATTAAAAACTTTAATGAAGTAGTAGATTGGACTGATGATCTGTATATCCTTGGAGATTGTTTCCTTAACAATAATGAGGAAGGTATGTCTTATATGCGGCGTCTTCCTGGTAAGAAACGTATAATCTGGGGTAATCACGACACGATAGCCCGCCAAGAATTAATGGAGTTAGAAGGGTTCGATTGTCTTGGATATGCTAATATGCTTAAATACAATGGTTATCATTTTTATCTTTCACATTATCCAACTCTTACTTCAAATTATGACGATAATAAACCCCTTAAAAGAAGAATGATAAGTTTATGCGGTCACTCTCACGTACCGGATAAGTTTGCGGATTTTGATAAAGGATTAATATTCCATGTAGAACTAGATACGAATAACTGTTATCCTTGGTTAATTGATGATATTATAAAAGATATAAAGGAGAAAATACATGAAAAAGACAATTAGCTTCGATTACGATAAAGAAGCTGGGCTAACAATAGCAACATTAAAGACAAGTAAGGGAACTTTTTACGGCTCCTCTTGTAAGCATCCAGATGATACGTTTTCTGCATCCTATTCAGTAGGAACAAACATCGCGGAAGCACGTGCTTATATTAGCTTATACAATAAACTTATAGCTGATAAAACTATTGAATTAAAAGGTTTACAAAGGTTAGCTAATGCGATGCCTAATGATAATGAAGGATTTAGATATGTATATAATTTAAAACGTGCTATTATAGAAGAAAAAAATATGCTTAAAGAACAACGAGCATACTGGAAAGCTGTTATTTCAATAAATATTGAAGCTAGAGGAGTTTATTTACGTAGTCGTAGTATGAATAGAGAAGAAAAAGAAAAAATGCGTGATACAATTAAGAAAAGTTTTGAAATATTAAGTAATCAGGACAAAAATAATTAAAAATATTAATAAAAATTTGATATACAATATCATATAACAAAAGAGGTGACTAGATGTTCTTTTATGATACTTGTAGTTTGTTAAATAACTACTCTATTATTTTCAAAGACATTTCTTCATCTCCTTTTGTCGTGAGTAATATCACATTTAAGGAGCTAGAAGAAATAAAATCATCATATCACAAGGATGAAGAAACCAAATATAAAGCTAAACAAGTTATTAAATTATTAAATTTTTATTATGGTCAATATGATATAGTTAATTATGAAAAAACATGGGATGAAATTTATATAACACCTAACCCAATTTTATTTGAGAATAATGATACTCGCATTATAGTTAGTGCCTATGTCTATGCAGAAAACCATAGTGACGTAATTTTTGTCACAGATGATTTAAATTGTAACAATATTGCGCGAACACTTGGATTATCTACTAAAAGTTTAATAGATAAAGAAGATAATAGCTATACAGGATATAAGATATATACTTGTATAAGCGATAATGATATAGCTGAACTATATAATCGTATATATGAAGGAGATCATTTTGGTTTACTTCAAAATGAATATTTAGTAATTCAACATAATAATTCTGTAATAGATAGTTATGTTTTAAAAAATAATAAATTAGAACAAATACAATTTACAACTTTTAAATCTAAAATGTTAGGGGAAATAAAACCTTTAGATCCATACCAAAAACTTGCTATGAATAGTTTAAAGAATAATATTATTACTATGTTAAGAGGTGGCGCTGGCGCCGGTAAAAGTCACTTAGGACTTGGCTTTTTATTTGACCGACTTGAACAAGGATATATTGATAAAATTATAATTTTTTGTAACACTGTTGCAACTAAAGGCTCGGCTAAACTTGGTTACTACCCGGGCTCCCGCACCGAAAAATTATTAGATAGTCAAATAGGTAATTTTCTTGTTTCTAAGTTAGGAGATAGAATTGCAGTAGAACGATTAATTAATGAAGGTTATTTACTTTTGCTACCAATGTCTGATATAAGAGGCTTTGATACAACAGGTATGCACGCAGGTGTATATATTACAGAAGCTCAAAATCTTGATATAGATTTAATAAAACTTGCTTTACAAAGAATTGGAGAAGATAGCATTTGTATATTAGATGGTGATAGTGAAACTCAAGTAGATTTAGGTATCTATTCCGGTTCTCACAATGGAATGAGAAGAGTTTCTCAAATTTTTAAAGGACAACCATTTTATGGAGAAGTAACATTACCTATATGCCATCGTTCAAGAATAGCAGAAATTGCAGAAAAATTATAAAAAGGAGGATAATATAATGAAAAACGTAACTGATATTTTACATTTTATTAATGATAATTGGTTTTTAATAGTTGCCGCAATAGCAATCGTATCTGTTGTATCAATTAAATTATATAAATGGTTCAAACAGCCTAGCGCAGAACAAATGAAACAAATTCAAGAGTGGCTTTTGTATGCGGTTGCTGAAGCTGAAAAGACATTAGGCTCGGGTACTGGAGAATTAAAACTTAGATATGTTTATGATAAATTTGTTACTAAATTTCCAGCCATAGCAATTTTTATTAATTTTGATGATTTTTCAATTATGGTTGAAAAAGCTTTACAAAAATTTGAAGAATTATTACAAACAAATAAAAAGATCGAAAAATTATATGAAACAATAAAAGAGGAGGATAATAATGGCTGAGTGGGCACCATACGTTTGTATGCAAACTAATAGTAAATGTTATAAAGAAACAATAAAATTTAAACCCGTAGGTATTTTATGGCATAGTACGGGAGCAAATAATACATCTTTAAAAAGATATGTTCAACCAACAGATGGTAGTGCTAATTATGATGCAGACATAGCTAAATTAGGTAAAAATGTAAATAGAAATGATTGGAACCATAAGCAGGAAAGTAAGGGAGTTAATGCTTTTATTGGTAAATTTGCAGATGGTACTGTAGGAACTGTTCAATGTATGCCATGGGATTACGCTCCTTGGGGATGTGGAATTGGTTTTAAAGGTAGCTGTAATAAAATTAGACAAAGTGATGGAAGTTATATAGGCTGGATCCAATTTGAAATTTGTGAAGATAATCTTAATGATAAAGACTATGCTCAAAAGGTATATGATGAAGCTGTTGCTCTTACGGCATATCTTTGTAAAGAATACAAAATTAAACCTGATGGAGTGGTTACAGTAAAAGGTGTTTCAATACCAACAATAACTTGTCATAATGACGCTTCAAAATTAGGTTTTGCTACTTCTCATTCAGATATAAATCATTGGTTTCCTAATATATTAAATAAAGATATGGATGCGGTAAGGCGTGATGTAGGTGCAGCGTTAGGAGAAGCTCCTGCCGCACTTCAAGGTGAATTACATGAGCTTCCGCAAACAACAGAAAATTCAACAGAGGAATTAGCAAGTTATGAAGTAAAAATAACAACTAATGCTTTAAACGTAAGAAAAGGTCCCGGAACTAATTATAATGTTAATACAGTAGTTCATAAAAACGAAATTTTTACCATTATAGATGAACAAGACGGCTGGGGTAAGTTAAAGTCTAAAGCTGGATGGATTATGTTAAAATATACAAGTAAAGTATAATTATTAAGGAGATGTACTATAAGTACATCTCCTATTTTTTTTTGTCCTCTTGACATTTAAAAAATTTTTAGATATAATTTCTAAAGAAAGAAAAATTAAGCTCTCTAAAGAACTAGAAAGCTTAA